GTCCAAAGGTGCGACCACTTCCGGGTTGGTGCGCGCTCCGGAGTACTCACCCATGAGGCCCAAAGTAGGCCCGCTAATTACACCACCGTCGGCAAAGGCCATGACGTTGCTGAACACACTCTTGATGAGCGCCATGCCCGCCGTAATGAGCGCAGGGAGCACGATGGCTGCACCCGGTCCGGTGCCGACGGCCGTCTGCCCTGCCGCCTGAATTGCGAGGGCGGTGGCTGCGTTGAATGCGGCATCGACTGCTGCGCTTGCCACGCCCTTGAGCGCTTCCTGTGCACCTTCGCCGGTCACGATGAGCGTGCCGAGTGCAGTGCCGAAAGCGTCGCCCATGGAGAGCACGTCGCTCTTCAGGTTCTGCACGATGTTTTGAATTTCGTCCGCGCGCTCCTTCGCTGCTGCAAACTCTTGATCCGCGAGGCCGGTGTCGGCGACGGTAGCGCCGGGCGCCATGAGGCCGCGGTTGTCAAGGGCCGGGTTGGGAATTTGCCCTGGCGCAATCATCGGCGCCGGGCCTTGGCCGGTAGCCATGCGAGCCAGCTGCGCGCTGCGCTCGTTCTCGCCGAGCAGCTTTGCCGCCACCGCTGCGTCGTTGTATGCGCCCTTCAGTCCGTCGAGGTAGGCCTCGTAGTCGCCAGATACCGCGAGCTCTGCCTGCAACAGAAACAGCCGCTCCGCCAGCACGTCCTTGTAGGTCTTCTCAGCTTTCTCCGCCTTGTCCGTGCTGTCAGCCACAGCGGTCACAGCCTTTGCGGTAGCCGCGGCGGCTGGCACAACCTTTTCCAAGGCCTTGCCAAAGTCGCTGGTCGCGGCCGCAGCGCTGTCGCCCTTGTATTTAATGCTGTCGAAGAAGCCGTCTACCTTGGCTTGGATGCCGTTCAGCCAGCCTGCGATGTTGCTGTCGGCACCGACCGCAGCCAGCACCATATCCACCGCGCCAGCAATCTGCTCAAATGCGCCGATGACAGTGCGCACCACTGTCTGCATAACGGTCACACTTATGTTGGCCAAGCTGCCAAAGAATCCCATCCAGTCGCCGGTGAACAGCGAGGTAAATGCGTTGAGCAGGTTGCCGATAATCCCGAATGCACCGCGGAAGATGCCCATGATGAGGTCGAGCGCGTTGCCGATGTAGGCGCTGATGTGGGTTCCAAAGCGGTCCCACACGATTTGAAACAGCGCCACACCTGCAGACCACACCATCTTGATGGCTTCGATGGCTGCGCTCACCGTCTCCTTGAGGGTGTCAAAGACCTTGGCACCGTTGCCGGTGGTGAAGTAGGCCTTGATGTCGTCCCAGTTGGCGATGATGAGAGCGACGGCAGCCGCCACAGCGACTGCGATGAGGCCGATGGGGTTGGCGGCGAGGCTTACCGTCATAGCCTTTACCGCCGTCGATGCTACCAGGCTGGCCGCACGCACCGCCACGAGCGCCTTGCTGAACGCGCCAAAGCCGAGGAGCAGCGGACCGATGGCCGCGGCGATGCCTCCGATGATGAGAATGATCTTCTTGGTACGCTCGTCAAGCTGTTGGAATGAGGCTGCCATCTCGGTCACCTTGTCGATGGCTTTGGTAACCATAGGCAGCAGGAGCTCGCCGATGCTGGCACCGGCCTGCTTCAGGTTGTCGAGCGCGGTGCTGAACTTCCCCGCGGCCGTCTGGCTGAGGCGCTCCATAGCTTGGTAGGCAAAGCCGCCCTCTTCCGCGAATCCGCGCAGCACCTCGTTGAACTGCTCGACGCTAACAGCGCCTGCGCCCAATGATGAGGCAGGCAGGCCGGTGGCCTCGCTTAGCGCCGTGAAGATGGGGATGCCGCGCTCGGCAAGCTGGTTCAAGTTCTCAAGCTCAACCTTGCCCTTGGCTTGCACCTTGGCGAAGATGGCCGTGATGTCCTCGATGCTTTCGCCGGAGGTCGCGGCGATGTCGCCGAGGAATCCCAGCTGCTCGTTCACCTGGCTGATGTCGGTGCCAGCCGCCAAGAGCTGGCGAGCCGCTCCGGCAATCTCCTCAATCTGAAACGGTGTAGCCGCAGCGAACTGGTTGAGCTGGTCCACCATGGCGCCCGCCTGCTCAGCTCCGCCCGTGAGCGAGATGAACTGCGTCTCCATGGTCTCGAGGTCGGCGGCGGCTTTGACGGCCGCAGCGCCGAGGCCCACAATCGGCAGGGTCACGCCCATGGTCATGGTTTTGCCCATGTCCATGATGTTGTCCGACGTCTGCCGGATCTGCCGCTGAATCTTGCCGAGCTGCTTGTTGAAGTCGCGGGTGTCCGCACCTACGCGAACTATCAGGTCGCCGAGTTTAGCCATTACTACTCTTCGCTATTTGGCGCAAGATAGCCAAGCCATCCGCAGCGGGTTTGCGCTTTGCCTCCCAGGGGAACTCGGCGATGTCCTCGGGCTTGAGGCGCTTCTTCGTGTGTGGGTTCAGCAGCAGGCAGGCCAGCCACCTGGTGCGCTCCCACTCGCGCTGGTCGCGCTCTTTCTCGAGCTCGAAGAAGCCGGTGACTGCGTTGTTGAACTCGGCGAAGGTGAGGCCGTAAAGCACGGACGGGGTCAGACCCAGCTGGCCCAACCCCGTCGCTTCAAGTTCGTCCCAGTTCAGGGCTTTGCCTTTCCCGCGCTTTTTTTTTGGTCGCCTCCGAGCAAGGCCGCGACGGCCTGCGTGAGGGTCTCAAGGTCGGCGATGGTGCAAAGCTCGAGGAAGTCGTCCGCCGTCAGGTCCCATGTGTGGCCGTTCGCTTTGGCTCCTGCCTCGGCAAAATAGTAGGCCAGCTCGGGGATGCGCGTGACGTCTGTCTGGTCGATGTTAGCCACCTTCACGCCGGTGTTCTGTTCGAACTTGCGCCACGCCCCGAGGGATGCGCGCAGGGTGAAGGTGCGGCCGCTTAATTCAACCAGCATCAGACGATGACTTCACGTACAACAGCGCCGGTGAGGTCCATCGTCAGCGACCAGGTCACGTTGTCCTCAAAGCCAGCCGTTTGCTCGATGCTGGTGATGTAGCCCGCGACGTCGAACTCCTCGTCGCCTGCGTTAGGCAAGCTGCCGCTGCCAACGTTGGAGAATACCGCAAAGACCTTGGTGCCTGCGATTTGGTAGTCGACCAAAGCGTTGAAGCTGTTGGTAGCGTCCTCAGCGAAGATGCCGCTGACATTGATGCTGGCCGACTTCAAGGCCGGCAGGATTTCGCGCCAGCCGGCCGACGTCTTGGTGGTGATGTCGCGCACGTCGGTGGACATTGAGATGCTGCACTCGGTCACAGCGCCGACCACCGTGTGGGTGCCGTCGGTCGTGCCGGTGAAAAAGCGAATGCTCGAGGCATTCAGGTAGCCAGTGGTCTGTGCCATCAGTCGGGAGTGTTTTCGGGTTGGAGTTCAGGTGCGGGTTGATCAGTGAGCTCAGGCTGCGGCGCAGGCGCTTTCTTCGCCTTGGCCGCTTTCTTGTAGGCCTCGTCGTCCGGGTGGGCGTCGCAGTACTCGCCAGCGACGAGGATGCGGTAGAACTTCATCGACACTTCGACGGTCTTGCCTGTTTCCCATTCGTAGCCGTAGAGCTTCAGGGGCTTCTTGAGAGTCACAATCATGGCCCGAATGTACGGAGTTTGCCTTACTTGGATTTCCGCTGCGTGATGTACCACTGTCCGCCGATGCAGTGCACCGTGATGCCGTCGTAAGAGCGGTCCATGGTGGCCGATGCGCTGCCGTCGATGGTGACGCTCGTGTCGGTAGCGGCAGGGCTCAGGGTGAGCGTGCGCTGGTTGGACAGGTGGTTACCGGTCTTTACACGTATCTCTCGGCCCTCGTTGCCGCTTACTGCCGGCAGGCGCAGGGTTGCCGACGCGTTGCCGCTGGCGCTGGCGTAGTTGGCAAAGAGCAGGTGATCGTCGGAGTTTACCGTGAAGGTCGCGCCGTTGGTGAGTGCCAGGATGCGCGGCTCGTCGTACACCGCACCGCGGATGTACAGGTCAGGCCGTATGGCAGAGGTGGTCGGCAGGGTGTAGTTGCTCCTGTCGATGCGCACCTCGTAGTCGCTCATCACCCGGTAGAGGCGCTGCGGTTCCTCGAAGTCCATCACCTCGGTGATGTATTGGATGCTTTGAACGTTCACGCCCGAGTAGGTGCCGCTGCGCCGGTCGAGGCAGGTGCGCACCGCATCGGACAGGTCGATGGCTGCGGTGTAGCTCAGGGCGTAGCAGTTCACCTCTACGCTCGCCGTGTCAAGCGCAGACGGTGCCGCCTGCACGTCGCTCGGGTCGTTGCTGCGGATGCTGTAGACCACGTAGGGTTTCGTCTGCTCCTGGTCTGCAATCTCCGGAAAGACGCGCGTGCCCACGATGGCGCTGATGGGGCCGTCGTTGGTGAGCAGGTAGTAGATGGCTTTGCCGGCAATCATCGCATGTATTTTTCGAACTCCTGTTTTAGCTCCTGCTGCAGCTTCACGCGCATCTGCGCCTGCGTCGCTTCCATCGCACGACGGATTATTTTGTAGTTAGGGTGGCTTGCCGACTTGCCGCCGAACTCCTCCGGGAAATCTCCCTCCTCCACGATGTGGGCGAACCAGCCGTCGGAGGTAGCTGGCACCTTGCGCTTCATCGGGTGGTTGGCGCGCGGGCCTGCCAGTACCGTCGGGAACTTGTTGTCGGGTGACCATGTACCCATCGAATCGCGCAGCTGGCCGCGGTAGACGAGCAGGGCGTCTTTGTTCGGCCGCACCACGATGTCGCGCTTGTACGGCTTTATCATGCCCTTGGCCTTGCGCACGAATATCTGCGCCACCTTGCGGTACCGTCGGCGCACGTCTTTTTCGTTGATAGCGCCGAACTGTGCCGCGCGCTCCAACTTCTTAAAAACGTTTTGCTCGAGCTGCCAATAGATCATTCCCGTATCGTGCAAGTGAGGCGCAGGCCCTCGTTCCTCCCGATCTCTTGGATGGCCTCGATGTTGTAGGCCTTGCTGTTGTAGGTCACCCGGTCCTTCGGAGTCACCGCCGCCACCGTCGTAGAGTAGCGGATGATGAAGTGCACCGGCTGCTTGCTCATGAGCTGCAAGCTCTGTATCGCCTCGTTGCCGGAACCCTCGCGGAAGATGACGTCGGCCCAGACGGTGGCCAGGGTGGTCCATGCCTGCGCGCGCTCGCCGTACGCGTTCGTGGTCAGGGTCGCCCGCTCGATGAGGATGCGGGAGTCCATCCGGCCGAACTTCATTGCAGCACCCGGTAGGGGCTGACGAGGGCGTCGATGCCCAACTTCAGCCGCGTGGTTATCGTGCCCGTCACTTCCTCCACCCGGTTCTCGTACAGGTGCCCCACGATGAGGCGCACGGCCTGCAGCAGTGGCGTCGGGATGTCAGCCTCCGCGTAGCCCACCGTCATGTTCACGCGCACCCGGTTGAGTGCGTCGGTGTACAGGTCGGGCGGGCTCACCCACTGCAGCCTGGCGGGTTTGGTCTGCAGGTCGTAGTAGTATTTCGAGGCGTCGAGGGTCAGTAGCGTGTTGGCCGTCGACAGGTAGGTCACACTGCTGATGGAGGCCACCGGCCCGATGGGGATGCGGGTCGGGTAGAAGCTGTCCATGTAGCCCACCGCAGTCACGTCGCCCAGGCGCGTGTCCGTCATAGCCTCGACGTAGGTAATGGCCACCTGCCGCAGGGCGGTGATGTACGTGTCCTCGTCGGCGTGGTCCACGCGGAGGAACTCTTTTAGCGCCGCCACCGTCACGATGTCGTTGAGCACTGGCGCGCTGGTGATGGTCACTGTCATCATGGGCCGAAAATACAAAAGCCCGGGGGAGTGCCCCGGGCCTTTGCTATGTGCTCAGCTCTGCAGTTACGCGTTGATGTCGATGATCTTGGAGAGAGCACCAGCCTGGCGCACGTCGAAGTCAAAGAAACGGTTAACGTGCAGCACAATCTGCGCCGTGCCTGCTGCGCTGTACGGGTCAACCAAGAGGTCGATACCGCCGAAGTAGGCGAGGATGCAGCCCTGTTGGAAGTTACCGAACAACATCTGACCGACTCCCGAAGATGCGTCCGTGAGGTACGGAGTAGCTACAGCCGGGTAGCCGTTAAACGTGTTCGTGCCGAGGTCGTACAGGGCAGAAACCGATGCCACCTGCGCGATGTTCTTTGCGAACTTGTAAGCCGACGGGCTCATCACGTAGCGGGCTGCTGCGAGGTTGCCGCCAGCTGCAAGCACTGCAGCTTCCATAGCCACTGCAATTGCCGACGTCAAGGTCGTCGTGCCGTCCGTCGACTGGTTGTTGATGCTGGCACCGTCCAACGTGTCGAATGCCGTCGTGTCGATGATGGCGTTCATTGCTGCCTGCAGCTCCTGTGCGATGACCATGTCGACTGCTGCGCCGCCTTGGAGGAGGAGCTGCTTCGAGTAGGTCGTCTTTGCAGATGCGCGCTGCGGAGAGAGCGTGAGCTCGTCCATCTCGAGGGCGGATGCTGCGTTAGCGTCGACTTCGCCCTCAAGCGTACCGACGGCCTTCACAGAAACCCGCGGGAACTTCAGGTTGCCCGTCATGCCCTGCAGGGTCGTCGTGCCCAACAGCTCGATGACAGAGGGAGCGCGCAGAGCTTCGATAGCCCCTGGCACGTTCGTAGCTACAAAGCCGTTGCCGTCGCCGCTGTCGGCTTGGAAGTTGTCCGCAGCGCCTGCGCGGAAGAGGGCCTTCGACGGGATAGCCACCTGGCCGACCGACTGCAAGCCTTGAGCCCGCATCTCGCGCTGTGCCTCCTGTGCCCACTCCGCCTCGGCGCCCTCCAAAGAGCGGCCGTTGGCTGCCTGCATTACGGCACGGCTCAAAGAGAAACGCCCATGCACGCGCTCGATTTCGCGCTGCTCGCTCTTGCCTACGGCCTCGCCGCCAGCCATCCGGGCCACCATCGTCTCATGGTCTGCGCGGTGCTTGATCTTCTTGTCTAAAGCTTCGACTTCGCCGACGAGCCACGCTGCGCGCTGCTCTTCTGCATCCGTCATCAAACGACCGTCACGGTCGGTTCCTTCGACGAGGGCGACGTGCTCCTCGTAGTGCTTGGCGCGGAGCGCCTTCAACTCGTTCAAGTTCATGGTGTGGGTGGGTTTATTGGGTGCTAATTTATGCACTGGTGAGATAGGGGTATTTCGTACTTCGGGCTCGGCCTGCGCAGCCTCCACAGGTGCGTCGATGGCCTCGAGGATTTCTTCGACCACCTCGTCCTCCGGGCCGGCCGCCTTAGCGCGGGCCGCCACCGTCGTCGTGGGGTAG